TTGCCAATCGAGTCAAGCGTTGTTCCACCGACAGTCAAGTTAGTATACTCGTTAAAACCCGGTGCTCCGTCAGCGCCAGCAGGTCCTTGAATACCTTGAATACCTTGACTACCAGCAGGTCCTTGAATACCTTGAATTCCTTGAGCTCCCGGTACTCCATCAGACCCCGGCATCCCATCAGTTCCATCAACACCAGGAATTCCCTGAGGTCCCTGAGGTCCAACGTCACCAGTATCTCCTTTCAAACCCGGAAATCCCTGAGGTCCAATAGGTCCCGCGGGACCAACTGGTCCCGCAGGGCCAGTACCACCACCTACGTTACCCGCGCGCAAGTCATCAAGATTAAAATAAGACAATTTAGTCTTGTCAAGATCAGTGAACGTGTTCATCGTCAAAAGCTCAAAATTTATTATGAGCACCAAGTACTCATCATCTGGCCTTGAGTACTTCAAATTCTGGTACCCGCTTCCAGAATCATTACCAATAGAGATTCAGTTATACGTATACGAATTCCTATTCAACCCTGATAAAGATCCGTGGTAGATAAATCCATAAAAAATGCTCCCAATAATTTTTTTCATACCGTACGTGTTAGCCGGGATAACAAACAGATGCCACATATGTGGCGATAAAGGAAACGGTGGAATGAAATTCCCACTAGGATACCTAGAATCTGTAAAACGTACGTGCGCTTCCCAAGCCCTAGCTGTATTCTCAAACCCCAACGCTAACTGTGCAGAAGAACGCCAACGTGCGTCCAAATGCTGTGACGGTTCAAACCTCCCTCCTGCCCCAGCCCCCCCTCCATCGAAAATACCCGATATAATAAAAACAGGTTCAAATCCAATATGCCATATATGCAGAGACGGCTCGCTCCCGACAGACATCCATCACGTAATAAACATGCTCTACGTTGGCGCGGGAACATGTGAACAGTACTGGAAAGCCGGGCGTCAAGGAATGATCCCAGCCCACCTATGTGACCCGTTAATGTTTTTCGCTAAAGATCCGTGTGGTTGTAAACCGCGAAACATCCCAATCCCTGTCAAATCAAAAGCGCGCGGCAGATTTGAATTCAAACCAAATCACCACACCAACACCGCATTCAGATCTATAATTGAAATGTTAAAATACATGACAATAGGTATGCTGATAGGTCTATGCCTGGCAGCAATAATCCACACGATAATGTAATAAAAATTATTTAATATGTCCAACACTCCCAGAGCGAAAAACTGGAGTTTCACGTTAAACAATTACACGGACGATGACATCGCCCGCTTAACCAACCTCCCTCAAGATGTTTCATACATCATATTCGGGAAGGAAGTCGGTGAGTCTGGAACCCCGCACCTCCAAGGAACCATATGCTTCCACCAAAGACTCCGCCTCCACCAGGCCAAAAGCTTTCTAGGAAGCGTCCACCTGACCCCCACCCGGTCGCTTTCACATAGCATCGAATATTGCCGAAAGGATGGAGATGTATTTGAAAGCGGCCTCCCTCCCCATCCTTCACATCAAGGAGGTGGTAAACGTAAGTCAAAAGCCGACGAATTAGAAGATTTTAAAAATAGTGTAAAGGAAGGTATAACCGACGCCAAAATGTTACGAGAAATCCACTCCACTGTGATGGCCGACCGTCCAGTATTTTGCAAAGACTACATTAACGATCACAAGAAACGCCACAAAGTCGACCCATTTCCTTTGCGCGAATGGCAACAGACCCTCCACGCCAAACTAATCCTCCCACCAGACCCTCGTGAAATTCAATTCATAGTTGACGCAACAGGCAATAGTGGAAAAAGTTGGTTCGCTAGATATTATTCCGATCTCCACGCCAACAGTCAAATAATTGTCCCAGGTAAGAAAGCTGACATGGCCTTGACTATAGACGACTCATCTCGCGTCTTCTTCCTAGATTGCCCTAAAAGCAAACAAGGTGACTTCATCCAGTACGACTTCTTGGAAGAGCTCAAGAACGGCTATGTCTTTTCTCCCAAGTACGAATCCAAGAACAAGTCGTTTCCAACCCCTCATGTTGTGGTATTGATGAACGAAACACCCGACCGTTCGAAACTGTCCGCTGATCGATACAGCATCACAATCCTAAACTAAAGCTCGTGTTTAGCCTCCCGCAGCCTCCTTCTACCACACCCGGATGACCTTCCCCCAACACAAAAAAACAACGCGTATAAGCATTTAGTAAGACTCCTCATCTTATAATAATTATGAGAATAACTTCCTCCTAATATCAATGAACGGGTGAACACCGAAGACCCTATCGTAAGTCCTCTCGACGGCATCCCAGTCCATCGGACCATCCATAGGTTTAACAAGAAAATTAGGCATACAATCGTAAATCTGTCCAGTGAACGCCCTCTGTTTATACAATACAATAAAACCAGCAAGGTACTCCCTATCACGACACTTCATGACCTTATACCCAAGGAACGCCTGAAGACGCTTGGCAATTTTCTCCAAAGCGTCGTAATCCTTCGTACTCGGATTAACCTTGACAAACGTAAAATAGCGAGTAAATACTGGTTTCTCCATCTTCATGCAAAGTTAATGAAGTTAACATGAGCATGTCCCAGTCTTATTCCCTTCAGCTACCGCCGCCTCCAACTCTTTAACGTAAGCACCAATGTACTGGTCCAGTTCCGGATCAGTCTTTCCCTCTTCTTCTTCATCAGGCTCGTCACTGACACCTGGTGTCAGAATTCCCATATCCAGTTCCGTATCCTGTACGGAAGGGTTGCCCTGCGCGGCAGCAGTTTCTGCGGAAGCTGAGGTAGCAGTATCAAACATCCAAGGCTTGACATCCGCCACAATCCCGGTCACCTCACTCAATATATTATCAGCGTTTAATTCCACCATTTTTTCAATTTATGACGACGATGACGGAAACAGCCCTCGGCATACTCCTATCAAAAAAAGATTCATTCGTTTCCAGATACGCCAAGCGTCGCCATTGGTGGTTCATAGTAGAATTACCAATATTTCCAAACTCAGGCTCGGTCTATGACTCTACGTCTTTACCCCCGTCACCCTTCTCCCCCGGTGAAACCAATCTAACCAACAAATTCCTCGATTCTCTATCGATACAAAATCACACCCACCACCTGACGCGCACCTACACTTCAGGAGACTATATATTCGGCTACATCCATTACCCAGGAAAAAACATATCAAAATGGAAGGCAGCGTATGATCTAAAAGTATTTCCCCGGTGCGTCGTCCCCGAAGCACCAACCTCCATACTCAAACATATCCTACGAGATAGACCACTCGCGGTATCACGCGCCGCCATGAAGTCAATGGAATCTAGACTTGCGTCATTAACGTATGACGCACTCCATGGATCTATAGGGTACAACACCACTTTCAGTCCCGATACCATTTGGCCACTCCTAAACGCCCCAAACATCACTACACTTAAAAACCAGGTAAAAAATTCAACAGTTATAGTTGTCCCGTTAGAACCCCGACCCCGACCGAAACGCACACCTCATAATCCAACCCGCGATCGAAAATGGGAGATATACCTAAATACAAAATAGATAAATCACTGATCCACGGCATCGGGGTATTCGCAACCGATGCAATCCCTCTATCAGCCAAGGTGGATAAAGTTTGTATCGATAAACACATGACACCATGGTTCGGTAGCATGATAAACCATTCACTAACACCGAACGGGGTTATGATGAAACTAGACGATGACTACATATTCGTAGCGTCGAGTAACATAAAGAAAGGCGAAGAGTTAACATTAAATTACTGGCAACGCCCTCCGTTCCTGTCAACACCACCAGAACTAGGAATCGTAGAATAATTCCAAAAAAACCTCAGACAACAGCCACGCATCCTTAAGTGCCCCGTGCTTCTCTGATTCCCTTCCGTAAATACCAACCCTTTCGCATAACGCATCCAGATCATTCCTAACCCCTGGAAACCTTTCCCTGGCAAGCACCAGCGTATCAATCACATAGAAATTTCTTCTAGGCCTATCAGACTCCGGTAGTAAATTAAACTCCTTATCAAGGAACGCGGTATCAAATGGTGCGTTATGGATGACAACAGTCGCATCACCTATAAACCGTAACAACCCAGATACAATCTCTCGGAACGACGGCTTACCCTGAATAAAGTCGTCGGTAATCCCGTGTACCCGCGTGGCAGCGGCATCGATCATCTGTCCAGGGTCCACGTACGAATGAAAGACCGCCCCCGTCCGCCTCCCGTTGACAACCTCCACGCATGCCACCTCGATAACCCGGTGCCCATGGCAAACCCCAAACTCACTCTTTCTGGTAAATCCGGTAGTCTCAGTATCTAAAACAACAAACCGCATATCAACAAAAGCCAATAATATGTGGTTAATGTTAATCATTTAGATCTAGCCCATACCTTGTAACCAGCCAACCACTCAGTAACACTCTCCCTAGTACCTATATACCCATCCAAAGGCTTAAGACTCATCCACGTAGCGTAATTATCCCGACACGACTCACACGGCAACGCCTCTGCAATAGCAACTAAGAACTCAGTCATCCACCCCTGGTCATATTCCGTTACCTCGTCAGGGTATGAGGCAACGACAAATTCGATAAACCTCCACGCGGGAGGCCCCCAAACCTTAGGATCAAAATTCTTTCTACTCATTTTTTTATGCACCACACGCCCCAACCACATGTCAAATGAAATATTTCCACCATGGAATGGAGCATTCGAAAACTCAAACGATGTGTTCCATGTCGGAAAATCGACAATCGACAATACCATAACAGGAGAAGGTCTGATAGCAGATCAACAAATCCCACCCGACTCGCATATCACCCATCTGACAATACCATTTCCGGATAAGGAACCACCATGGCCTTACAGTACAGGTCCAGGTATGAAACTCAATCATAGCAGCAATCCCAACGCGTACGCGTATAAGATATCAGCAGCAGAACCAGGATATAGCATAATCCATGTAAAGTCCCTGAAGACAATCCACCCAGGCGAAGAGATGACAATCAATTACGATGATGCGGTAAAATTGGGCTATGGGCCATCGCAACCCTGGTATAACGATCCTCCCGTCACTGAAAGCCTTCCGCCAAATCAATAACCCTTCTTTCCCATTCCCTTCTTTCCCTTTGTCGTCGTCTGGTTCCTGGTGGCGGCAACGACAGTGGAAACCAGTAGAAGAAACGTGTAAATTCTCATGATAATGTTTTTTTTTATGTACGGAAGGGAACGTTCCCTTCCGCCAAATCAATCGTATGAAATTTAACTTCCGTAAATACCAGTAAGCAAATCATTAACACGTAAGCAAGAGACGCGCCACTGCACGGACGCCGCGATATACTTCCTCCTATCATTTTTTTCCGATGAACACCCTCGTAACAGCATCCCTTCTCGTCGTGTTGTCCCTGTTACTTCTCGTGTTTTGTTTTGTTGTTCTTGGTTCGTATCTAACCCTTCTAGAAAAGACAGACAATGGTGAATCCAATTGAAACAATCCCACACCTAGGCCCGCATGCTATCACTGACATCACCGATGCGATGCTCCAGAACCTGGTCTGTGTTCAACAGATACCACTCATCATCAAGCAGAAACACCCTGTCAGTGGCGGTACCTTCTATGCGGTTCTTGCTACTAAGGATGTCAGGATGGCGTGCGCAGGATGCTTCCGGCGGGATATGCTGATCACTGATACCACTCGTTGTAAGAAGTGTGCGTCTTTTGTTAAGCATTTTGATACAAAAGACGGTGTGCGACGTCTAAGTTGCAAGGCTGACGGTGACATCAAAGCAATTACAGATCATGCTGCGGTTGCTAAGGTTGTGATCAAAGATACTAGCTCCGATCGCTTCATGCCTCGATCCCATCAATACTCCGATGCTGACTGGGCCACGCTTTCACCGGAAGAGATATCCAAGATTCAGGCAGCCTCCCCTCCCTCACAAAAAACAATGAACGCCAAAGAAACGTCACAGATGAAACGTTTGCAGGAAAGCCTAGCAAGCGCACAAGCCGAAATCAAAAAGTTGAAAGCTGAAAATGTCAAGCTCAGCAAGCACGTCGAAGCCGTAAAAAGAATTTTTAAATAACTACTAACAATGATGGTCTCTAGAAATAACAAATGTCGGAAAATACTGACCCAATACTTCCTTCATGACCTCGTATGTAAATGCCCCATCCCTCCTCCTCACCAGCACGTCATCATGGATAGTAAGAAACGGCAAACCGGCAACCCTCAGTTTCTCCCATATCCCAGTCATGATCTGAACCTCGCTAAACTGAAGTAACCACGCAAGATTAGTATGCTTATCCTCTTTGTGTGGATTCCTCGACTCCGTCACACTCTTGTAGTTATTAATCCAAGTAACCCAACCACTATCACCATGAAAAATCTTTCCGATACCATCCATAGGCTTACCAAATATCAATCTAAACAGCATCTTCTTAGCATCTCCCCGACTTTCAAGTCGTGCAGCCCTCTGGATGATGACGTACGCATCCTCTCCACTAAAGATAGCCTCACTAAACACGTTCTCACCCACACAATCCAATAGAATCTTCGCCAAGATTAACGGTTGCATTTGTTTAACATCCAAAGAAACCAATTCCTCTCCATCCAACCGCAAGTACTTTCGCAAATCCTCTTTAAGATTCACGATTGGCGTGTGAACCCTAGTAGAGAATCCATCAACGGAAAAGAATGCATCTAAATTCTGCTTCCGCATCTCAAGAAACGCGCGAAAGTACACAGGTATATCTAATTCATCACTTCCGGCAAACCCAACCCTTCTCAACTGTTCCTTCATGTACACATGCAAATCGCTAAGCTGTAATCTAATCCTCTTCTTCTTCTTGACCAAGTCAAGTAAAGAAGGGTCAATAGGTCCCTTTCGCAGGCAACGAAATACGCCACTGTCGTCGTAGTCAATATCACCATCCCGTTTTAATTTCCACAGCACAGCCCCGTTATCACATCCCAACTTCTTCAATTCGTAAATATAAACCTTACAAGTACCATAGTCATCCAAATCTTTCAATCTATTCTTAAAGAAGATCTTAGTCCTAATAAACGTAGTCAGTTTATGCTCACCCATCCTGATTTGTGCTCTCGGTTTCGACGGTCCCTATCTTCAAACTCTCCATATGAACTCTGTACATCTTAGTAACAACCTCCAACACCCATCCAATAACATAGTTGCGCTCCTTGCTTCGAGACATCTTACCAGCCAAGTGTTTAAAATCCTTCGCTCCTGATGGCAGACGCATCAACTCAAGCTCAAAATAATAATTGCGTATAGCCGTCCTGTAATTACCCACGTCAATCTCCAACCTCTCCCGAATCTCCTTGGTATCAGGTACAACATCCGAAACGCGAAAAACAACATCAACCCAGTCCCCTCCAGTCGACGAATGTTTCCTCAAGCTAGTTATCACGTGATTATACAACAACAAAATCGAATGCATAATATCATTGTAATGTGTTATAGCTTCCGACGAACCTTTCTTGCAAAACTCATGTACAAGATCTTTAATATACCGTGTTCCAGCCATCCAAAAAAAATGACCTTCCACAAGACTGAGGGTTAAGAGGGGGTCGGTAAGCGTAGCGCAACTCCGCGTTTAACCCTATCCTTAAAGAAAAGGTCAAACGCACCGGAGTATTATTACCGACCCCCTCGTCCCTCGGTCCACCACTCTTTTACTATACCAAAACGCCGGCAGGCTCGGTCCACTCTCGGTCCACTCGGTCCATCCTACTCTTTTACTATAGAAAATCGCCGGCAGGCCAAAAGCATATCTCGGTCCACTTTCTGATTGGCTAACCATGGCCTCCGCGGCCATGAGCGGTACTAAAATTCTCGGCCTCCGCGGCCTTGAGCGGCCTCATATACACAACCAACATGCTAATCAAACGACGTATAT